ACCAGATCGCGGCGAAGGACGCCGAGATCGCGAGGCTCGAGGCCGAGCGCGACGCGTTGAAGGCCAAGGTGCTGACGGATGCCGATCTGGACCTCCGCGTGCGCGAGCGCGCGGACCTGATCAACACCGCCAAGGCCATCCACGACGCCGACTACAGCGGCATGTCCGACGCCGACATCCGCAAGGCCGCGGTCGCCGGCAAGTGCGGCCATGCCGTGATCGACGGCAAGTCCGACGCCTACATCCAGGCCCGGTTCGACATCGAGGCCGAGCAGGTGAAGGCGGACCCCGTGCGCGGCGCGCTGCGTGACGGCGCCCGCCCGCACCTGTCCGCGGTCAATGACAACGGCTACGCGGCTTCGGTCGCGGCGCTCGACTTCCGCACCCGCAACCAGAAGGAGGCCTGATCATGGCCGTGCAGACCAACTATTCCGACACCCAGCCGGTGGCCGTCGCCGGCGCGCAGGCGACCATGATCCCGGCGACCGTGATCTCGCGGACCGTCGAGGGGAACGCCGGCATCGGCTTCGGCAAGCCGGTCGCGCAGGGCACCGCTGACAAGGGGTGCCACCTGTTCACCAGCGGCGACACCGCCGTCCTGGGCATCACCCTGCTGGACCGTTCGGCCGCCGGCCAGACCGTGTCCGCCGGACAGGTGACCGCCCACACGCCCGACACCTTCGCGGTCGGCGAGACCGCCCGGATCATCACCAAGGGTGACGTCTGGGTGGAGGCGGCCGCTGCCGTCAGCGCCGGAGACCCTGTCTACGCGACCACCTCCGGCACCATCACCAACGCCTCCGGCGGCGGGAACGTCCAGATCGCCGGAGCCCGCTGGGATACCAGCACCACCGCGCCCGGTCAGCTGGCCGTGGTCCGCCTCGGCTAAGGAGCCAGACCCATGAAGAACGCATCCAACCCGCTGTTCGACGCGCAGTCGGCGCTGGGCTTCGTCGTTGCCCAGACGTCCATCATCGAGCCGCAGGTCTACGCGGCGAAGTACCCCGACATCCAGTACCGCGATCTGATCCCGGTCGACACCAGCGGGAGCGAGTTTGCGTCCTCGGTGACGTACTACTCGTCCGACCGCTTCGGCAGCGCCGACTGGATCAACGGCAACGCGGACGACATCCCGAAGGCCGGCACCACCCGCAGCAAGTTCGAGACCCCGGTGTACACCGCGGGCATCGGCTACGGCTGGGGCTGGGAGGAGATCGGCAAGGCGCAGCTGCTGGGCATCAACCTGCCGGCCGAGGACGCCTTCGCCGCCCGCCGCGCGGCCGAGGAGATGTGCGACCGCGTGTTCCTCGAGGGCGATTCGACCAAGGGCTTCGAGGGCCTGTTCAACAACTCCGCGGTCACGCCGGTCCCGGCCGTGCATGGCGACTGGGGTTCGTACCAGGCGGCCGGTTCGGCGACCCCGGACCAGATCGTCGCCGACATGAACAACGCGATCCTGAACGTGTTCTTCGGCACGAACACGACCGCGATCGCGGACACCCTGTTGCTGCCCTGGTCGAAGTTCCAGGTGATCGCGACCCGTCGGATGTCCACGGACACCGACGCCTCGATCCTGGACTTCTTCCGCCGCAACAACGCCTACACCGCGACGTCCGGCCAGCCGCTGACCCTCCGTGGCCTGCGCGGGCTGGACACCGCGGGCGTGTCGGGCGTGCCGCGGATGATCGCCTACCGCCGTTCGCCGGAGGTGCTGAAGGCGCACATGCCGATGCCGCACCGCTTCCTCCCGGTGTACCAGTCGGGCCCGCTGCGCTGGGACGTGCCGGGCGTGATGCGCCTGGGTGGCCTGGATATCCGGCTGCCGAAGGAAGTGAACTACACCGACGGCATCTGATCGTCGGGCCAGCGTCAGTGGACGGCGCCCCGGGGGAACGTTCCCGGGGCGCCCTTTCTCCAGGATCACGGATCAATGGCAACAGTCACGAACACGCACCGCTCGCCGCTGGCGTTGCCGAACGGCCAGGTGCTGCAACCCCACCAGGCGACGAAGGTCGCCGAATGGGACCAGATCAAGGGGAACCACGTCATCCAGGAATGGGTGAAATCCGGCGTGCTGTCCGTGTCCGACGTGGCGCTGCCGGCGGACCAGGAGTCGAGGTTCCTGCGGCCGGACCCCGCCGCGCTCCGTGCCGAGCTCGACCAGCTGGGCGTGAAGTACGACAAGCGATACGGCGCCGCCAAGCTGCGCGTGCTGCTGGCCGATGCACGGGCCCAGCGGCAGGCCGGCGAAACGCACGAACTGCAGGGCTGACAGATGGCCATTTACGGCACCCTGACCGACGCCAACACCTACCACGCCGAACGCGGGAACGCGGCGTGGGCGGCGGCGACCGATCCCGCAAAGGAAGCGGCGCTGCAGCGCGCGACCGACTATATCGACGGGCGGTATCGCCGGCAGACGGCGGCGGGCTGCTGGGTGTCGATGTTCCCCGGGAAGCGCACCAACGGCCGCGCGCAGGACCTGGAATGGCCGCGCACCGGCGCGTCGGATTCGGAGGGGAACCCGATCCCGGACGACCAGGTGCCGGTCGAGGTGGAACATGCGACCTATGAGGCCGCGCTGCTGGAACTGACCTCGCCGGGCAGCCTGTCGCCGACCTTCGACGCCTCGCGGCAGGTCATCAAGCAGAAGGTCGGCCCCATCGAACGCGTGTTCGCCGAGGCCAAGACCGACAGCAACGGCATGCCCCCGAACCGCCCGGTGATCCCGGTGATCGACGACCTGCTGGCGAGCCTCATCTGTGATCGCGCCCCGTTCGGCGTGGGAGTCCGGGTGGTATGAGCACCATGTACGACGAGCTCGAAGCGACCGCCCAGGAACTGATCGGGGAGTTCGGGTTTGACGCTGACCTGGTACGCGCCGGCACCCCAACCGGGCCGTCGTACAACCCGCAGCCCGGAGCGCCGACGCGGCACAGGTGCCGGATGGTGGAAACGGGCTACAGCCTGACCAACCGGAACGACACGCTGATCCTCGCCGGCGACAAGGTGGGGCTCATCAGCACCGCGGGCCTGTCGATCGTCCCGACGAAGGACGATACGCTCGAGATCGGGTCCGACGTCTGGCACTTCGCCGACCTGCAGCCGCTGCAGCCGGGCGGCCAAACCCTGCTCTATGAGTTCGTCGCCCGTCGCTGATGGCCAAGCTGACCGCCCGCCGCCTCCGCAACGTGATCGAGGCGCAACACCCAGCGATTCGCGATGCGTTCCTGGCTGCGATCGCGTCGGCGCGTGACGGCGCATCGGTGGCGGCGCTGACAGCGCTACTCGAAGCCGGGCGACTGGAGGAGGTCGTGACGTCGTTGGGCCTGGACGCGGCGCGGTTCGACCTGCTGAACGAGGCGATCCGGGCGGCGTTCCGCGCCGGAGGCCTGCAGGGCGCGACGGAGATCCCGGCGCTGCGCCTGCCGCGGCCGGTCTGGGCGCCGCGCAACTGGCGCAGCCCGGTTGCCCGGTTCGGGTTCGACATCCGCAACCCGCAGGCCGAAGCGTGGCTGCGGGCCAGTTCGTCCCGGCTGGTGACGGAAATCGTGGCGTCGCAGCGGGATGCGGTGCGAAGCGCGCTCGAGGTCGGCATGCAGTTGGGACAGGGGCCTCGCCAGACCGCGCTGGACATCGTCGGGCGCATCGGCCCCACCGGCCGGCGCACCGGCGGCGTCCTGGGCCTGACGTCGCAGCAGGCGCAGTTCGTGGCGAACATGCGGGTCGAGCTCGCATCTGGCGATCCGGCGACGATGCGGCGGTATTTCGAGCGCCAGCGCCGAGATCGCCGACTGGACGGCATCGTGAACCGGGCGATCCGCGAGGGGCGGCCGGTGGCCAAGGCGGACATCGACCGGATCGCCGGCCGCTACGCGGACCGCCTGCTGGCGCTGCGGGGCGAGACGATCGCCCGGACAGAGGGCACCCAGGCGTACAACGAAGGCCGGCAACAGGCGTTCGAGCAGGCCGTCGCGTCTGGCCAGCTGCGGCCGGAATGGGTGACGAAGGTCTGGACGACCACGATGGACGGCCGGGAACGCGAAACGCACGGGGCGCTGAACGGCGCCACGGTCGGGTTGTTCGATTCGTTCGAGACGCCCGGCGGCGCGCGGCTGCGGTTCCCTGGCGATTCGTCGCAGGGCGCCGGCGCAGAGGAGATCGTGAACTGCCGTTGCAACGCGATGTTCCGCGTCGACATGGCGGCGGCAACGCTGGAGCGCTGACGGTGGCCGGAAATCTGGGCAGGGTAGCGACCGAGTTCCGCGACCGTGAAAAGCGCAAGCTGCTGGCCATCTTCCGGCAGTCCGCGCAGGAGCTGGCCGAGGAAGCCAACACGCCGGAGGCGAACGGCGGCCGTCTGCCGGTCGACACCGGCAACCTGATGAACAGCCAACGGGCCTCGACGCAGGGCATGCCGGCGGAATCGTCGCAGCCGGTGGCGCTGGCGCTGGTGTCCGTCGAACTGGGCCAGACGGTCTGGATCGGATGGACGGCCGCATACGCGATGCGTCAGGAGCACGGGTTCTTTGGCGAGGACGCGCTCGGCCGCGTCTATGCGCAGCCAGGGAAGGG